TCGGTTTTCTCGTCTTAGATTTTGGTAGTATTTCCAATTTCTTTCCGACGAGGATTGCATGTTGACACTATCTGTACGAACCGAACCTTGAACCATTGGCTTAAAGTCTTTCTTAGGTTCACCGATCAGACTAAAAAAAGCATTTGGAGATTCGGCTGCGACTTCTTGAAGACGTTGCATACTAATTCCCAGTTCCTTAGACTTCTCTTTGACTCTGTTAAGAGCCTCCGTCCCAAAACTACTTTCTAGTTCCTGATCGACAAGACTTAGATTCTGTTTAATTTCAGACTCTCTGTCTCTTTCAGATAATGTACGTTCAACAAGGCTCTTCAGGTCTGCCTCACTGACATTGGAGTTGGTGTTCTCCTGTACAGTGCCACCAGTATTATTGTTTGGCATTGCAGTATTCGCAGTGGTGGGGTCTGCGGCCTTATTCTGCAATTCATCTAGGAGTTGTTTAGCATAATCTTGTTTACCCAAGTCTTCTTTCATTTCTGAAAGTTGACGTTCAAGTTGTTCTATATGACTATCGGCTTCTAATTTTCCTTTAGCCAGAACTTCAGGGTCTTTCCAATTATCTCCTTTGGCCTCTGCGAGTTTAGTAACATAAGATTCTACTGGTTTAGTTTCTTGTGTAGCTTGTAACTCTGGCTGAGGTGTGTCCGTGGTTGGACTGCTCTCAGTAAATACACTCATAAGTTATTCCTTACTTAAAGTAATTAATTTAAAAATGTCATCGAGGACTTGGTTGTACTCGTTAACACTCACTTGTCGAAGCTCCCAATTCGGAACTTCGTAATCACGAACAGCATCTTTTCTTTTATATTCCTGTTCGAGAATCCTTTTTAAATCATCAAAAGCATTTCTGTATCCTAATACTTCTGACTTTCTTTTTTCTTTTTCTTCAGGCTTGTAACCTTTTACCCATACGGAAAGCATTTATATTCCTTGTTCTTCTGCCATTAATAGTTGGTCTTGGTTTACCATTTCAGCTTCTTGTGCTTGTTGTTGAGTTTCTAGTTGTTCTGCTACAGCTACGTTTTCTTGGAACAATGTAGGTTCTCCAAGTTCGTCAGCAAGTATCCTAGCAAACTCTTTACCAGATAAGTGAGTTGCAACACTAGGGTCTGCAAGTTTAATCTGATACAGTTGGGTAAGGTTTTGTACTCGTCTAGCTCTTTCAGCAAAGTGTCGAGCACCAACAGCTATAATTCTACCTTTAGCTGTTATATCGTCTTTAGTTATTTCTCTAAACAAAGTAGCACCAGTAATGTCGTCAACAACTCTCATTACATCACTCATGTTCATGTTTCGTCTTGATACTTCAAGCATTGCGTTAAGCATCGGCTCTAAGAATACTCTTTCAAAATGAGCAGTTTTGTGTTCGAATATTCTTGCAGAAGAGTTTTGTAAACTTTGTACTTCGAAAGCTGTCTTTTCTCCTGGTGTTCTAATACCCATAGCTTGTCGTGGAGCACCAGCCATTTCTTCCATTGTGTCTGCAATGTTCTGTATTTGTAAGTCAGCTTGTAAAGCTGTTGTATCAGGAGACATGTAACCTACATCTCCTTCGTCCCCAAGATAAATCCTAGCCCCTGGTTCAAAGACAAAATCTTCTACATCTCCTTTTACTTTTAAAATAGGGTAGGCTATTTGGTCAAAGACATCAGCTTTAAGATTTTCTAAATGATCTATTCTGTATTGTAGTCCAACAAGATTATCTAGTGGCCCCATTGCATATAGATTGTCAGGTCGTGGTCTCCATCCTGCATGAAAAATTGGTGCAGAACCTAACCAACTTGGATTTTCTTCGTTAGCTAAAACATAAGCTCTGTCTACAACAGTAATTATTCTATCTGTAGATAGTTTACCTGTTTCTGCATCGTAGTAATCACCGTAAAATGTAAGAATTTCTACATAGTTAGACTCGTAGTATTGTTGTATTGAAGAAAAACCATCGGCAATATAACCGTCAGCTTTTTCATATGTACCACCACCTCTTACGGCTGCTCTTGCTTCTAACATTTTTGTAAAGACACCATCCATATATTTTTTAGATGGATCTTTTTCAATCATTGCTTTAATTTCACCCAATGTTTTAATTGATTTAATAATCTTAGGTGTCTTTTCAAACTCTGCAGCAGCAGGATTAAACACAATGTCGTATGGGGAAATTCGTACAGCTTTAGGGCCGATATAGTTTATTGTTGTATCACCCTCTTCTTTAACTGTGTAGTTTTCTTCCCAGTCTATTGTAGCAAAACAATTTCCGTACTGTATGTAGTCGTACAATAGATCAGAAGCAGTATTAACAAAGTCTGACTGACGAAGTTTATTGTCAAGGTATCCTTGTATTACAATACGTTTAGCCTTAGTGCTGTCATCTGCTGTAGTTCCTTCAAACTTCATCCAGTTCTGTTGTGGAAACAAAGATGCAAAGTAGTTAGCATGTAAGTTATCCATAATCTGTGTAAGTTTTGGAGTTGTTGTAGAGTTTGACCAAGGCAACATAGAGTTTGTAGTTGTTCGAGTGTCAGTGGCATAGATGTAGTTACGGAGTTCTTTCCACTCTTCAATCTTTTTCTGTCTTAAAGTATTCCATTCTCTCCACTTGTTAGCTATCTCAACAGCCATGTGGTCAGGGCCAAGCATATACTCAAGTTCTATTGTTTCTCCTGCCATTATGCGGCTCCTCTAAATCTGTTATTAGCCCAAACAATATTGTTCTTCATTGTACGATTAATATTTTTAGATGGTTTAATTGCAATATCAATAGCTGCAGCTAAAGCATCTTTTATATCATCGTGTGGTGGATGTCTGGACATTAGTTCTTCTTCCAACACTTGTATGTTTCCTCCACGATAGTGCCATATCTGTAGGTTATCATACCTTGGTTCTAGTGTGGCAGCTATACGTTCTTCTTTGTTTCCTTGGTGTCTATTAGGTCTGTACTCATCTATACTAATTGACAATCCGTGTTGTTTAATAAGTTCTTTTAGCTGGACAACAATAGCTTGTTGTGCTACCGTAACCTCTGCTCTCATTTTTCTAAACGACCATTTAGTAGACAACTCTAGTATGTGTTTAAAATATTCTGATATTCTGTCAGTTCTAAATCTGTCTATGTCTAGTACATAAATGTTATTCTGAGAGTCTACTCCTACAACAACGAGTGCTGTGTAGTCTGCTTTCTTTGACATACTAAAAGCAAAGTCTACGGCTGCAAAGATATTTAGTTTACTTTCTTTGTAAAACCAATAACCATTTTCTTCTCGTAAATGTTTACGTTCAAAGTATTGGAACTTGTTTCTTTCTACTGGTACGTTGTCTGGGTCACTAGGATCATTGTAGTACTGTGCTCTAAACTGAGACTTGTCTAAGTATTGTCCTCGTTTCTTAGCTAGTATCTGTCGGTTAAACCCAAACTGCTTACCATCTTTTCGTGACTGTTGAGGCCATAAGAACTCTCCTGTTCCGTCCCCTCTGTCCTCAACAGCTCTCTCTAAAATTTCGTATATTTGTTCTTCAGATACTTTGTTACCATCATCATCGTACTTGTCTTCAACCATCTGCATTAAGTTACTATACAAATCAGATGGATGATAACGTGTACCAACTATCCATTCTTTTGCATTGGCTCCTTCGATGGAGGAAAGGAGTGAGTATTGGCTTTTAACTTTTTCTCTTCCTTCCCCTGTGTAGGCGTTTTCATAGACGACCACATCATCGAGAACAGCAATATCACAGTGCAACCCAGTAAGTGAAGTAGTAAGCCCACCTGTAAAAATTGACGGATCACGGACGTTCTCCTTTTTTCTTAGTGGATGGTCTAACATAATTTCAGATGTTGTCCACCTAACACGTTTACCTTCTTCTTTCTGTACATGGTCAGGCCAGTATCTACGGAAAGTATCAGAGGTTAGTATTCCTTTAATAAACCCTAGTTGTTTCTCTGCAAGGTTAGCTGTAGCAGATATATAAAGTATTCTAAGTGTCGGGTCTTTTGTTAACTCCCATGCTACACGATAAGCAATCATTCGAGACTTACCATGATCTCTTGGGAAAAGTAGTAGTTGGTGGGTCTTACTATTTTCTTTAGTCCACCACTGACACATATCTTCGTGACATTGCCCTAGTAATTGTTCAGGTGCAACAAGTCTTATAAAAGTAATTAGATCACTTTCTGCTGCAACTCTTATGTCATCTTGGGTTACTACCATGCTTTACAAGACCAGTACCTAGCTTTTGTTTTAGGGCCAGGATTATCACAGTTATGCCTAGCCCTAAAGTTTTTCTTTCTTCCAGGAATATTCTTTTTGATTGTCATGTTAGGATCACCAAAGGTAACTCGTTTTGTTTTACTACCATCTTTAACGTAGACAACAGACTTCTTTTTACCGTAGCTTGTCTCTCCTTTAGAGATACGCCTAGGTTTATTTAAACTTACTTTTTTACCTTGGTAGACAGCCATTATTTTTTCTTCCTGCTAGATACTTTGGAACCTCTTGCTCTTTTTTTTGCTGATACTGAAAGATCTTTAAAATGAACCACAACTTTAGAGTTTTTAGTGTGTGTTTTACCTGAATGTAAGGAACCGTTAGGCATTTCGTGAGTACCCCCATTGTACTTTCTTCCATCTTTAAAGTAATGTTGTACACCTTTTGCCATGTTATTCTTTAGCTTTTTCTTTTAAAACAATACCTAAAATTCCACACGCAATACCTACAAAAATTAATTCACCGACACCACTTACTATACCTAGACCAACAATGCCAACACCAACGGCTGCATAACTTGAAGGTTCAGCTAATCTTGCTTTAATCCAATTCATCATAATATTATTCCTTATCTAATTATCCAATAGTGGATTTGTTAAAGCTTGCTTAATTTTTAAATCTAAATTCTCTTCGAGAGTTTCAATTTTTAAGTCAAGCCTGTCTACTTTTGAATCCATTCGTATTTCAAAAGAACTTATTACAGACCTTACATCTTCGATGTTTTGTCTATTTCGTGCTTCTTGCTTTGCCATGTCAGACTCAGCTTGGTTTAAATCTTCTTTAACTTGAGTACTCTGAGTGTCCATAGATTTTTCTACACTATCTATATCAAGTTTAATTCTTCGTTCTTGTTGTTCTATACTGTCGTCAAATGAATCTAAAGTTTCTTTTAGTCTGTCTTCTTGTTCATTTATACTAACTTCTATTCCAGCTATGTCTTCTCGTAGTTCTATCTTTGCATCGTGAACACTTGCCGATACGTTAGCTACTGAAGACTTTATTGAATTAACTTGTTCTCTAATCATTTCGTTAACAAGTAAGTCTGCTTCTTTGAGATTACTAAACTGTTCTTCTATAATGTTTAGTTGATTCTCCACCATTGTTATATGTTTATCAATGTGGCTAAGGTCAGGGCTTACAAAATTAGCTATCTTTTTTTCCATTGCCAAGTATCTATTGTAGGCTTCGAATCCCCCATACAAACCCCCAATAATTGTACCGACAAGGGGTATAATAAGAAGTAGCTTAGAGCCACCTATCTTTAATCCTTTGTACTCGACCTCTGCCATCTTTAACTCTTTTTCTTTTTAGGAAAGCCAGCCTTCATATTAGCATATGCTTTTGGAGAAATAGTACTGTTCTTTTTAGAACGAGAAGTACCTTTCTTTTTTCTTGCATTTATGTTTGCATATAAACCTTTTCGTTTTGCCATGTTGTTACCTTTTATACTGCATGTTTACAAGATTATCCATTGCTGCGTTCGATCCACCAAACAATACAAAAGAAGCTAGTCCATTATCTTTTATCTGTGTGTCTGGTATTTGTATTGCCGAAAAGAAACCAGGAGTATCGGGTAGGGCTAACTGGCTACTAAAGAAATCTTTTGTATTTCCTAAGACTTGCATAACAAGTAAAGTTTTTAGTTGGTTTGTTTCATCGTACCTACCTTTGTCACCCATCTTATTTATTATTTTACCTGCAGCTTTTTGTTTCTGTTCTGCTTTTGTTTGCTTGGGTTCAGGTTTTTGTTCTGCTTTTGTTTCTTCTTTAGGTTCCTGTTTTACTTCTGTTGTCTTTACTTCAGGTTCGTCAACAGGTTCAGGTTCTACTTCAGGTTCGGGTTTTGCAACTGGTTCTGGTTGTACAACCTCTATTTCCATTTCCATGTCAACAGACTCTAAGTCTACTTCTATTTCTATGTCCACCATTTCTGGTGTTTGCATTTCTATTTCTGGTACTTCAAAGTCTACTTCAAAATCAGGAAGTTCCATTTCAAGTTCAACAGTTTCATAAGAGACTTCAGTATCTTGTATTGGTTCAAAGTCAATCATACCGTCAGGTTGTTCAACAATATCGTTGTGTTCAAATATATCTTCAACAATACTAATTTCTTCTTGAGTAGCATCTGAATTTAAGTAGACATAAGATTCGACAGTTGTTATTGTTTGTTGGACTATTCTCGATATTACATTGTAAAGAATATTAACCGAAACATCATCAAATACAGGGCCGATGTCTAGGTTTATGTCTCGTCCACCTACCTCCAATAAAATAGAAGTAAGCCCACCGTGAAAATTAAAACTACCAGTATACTGTGAGTATCCACTATTCACCCCCGAAGCTGATAGAAAGTCTGTACCCGAAAATTGGGTAGCACTTCCATCTTTACCAGTTATGTGTATGTAAATGCTATCACTTGCATCTTGTTTATCTACTTTAATAGTATAAGTAGTTTTACCACCATTGTCAATGTTTAAATTTTGTACGTCTATTGTTTGCTTAAATGTTGTTCCCATATTAGGAACACCCATTGTGCTTGTTGTAGAACCACTACCTGTTATCTCTGCACATTTATCTGTACCTAAATCTCCACATCTTGATCCAGTTGGCATAGAAGCTGGCCCCTGCCCACCCCAGTCAATGTCCATATCACCTTCTTTAGATGAAGACACGAACCCATTACCACCGTCTAATAAGTCACCTGAATCTTCGTTAGTAACAGTGTCTATAGTCGTAGTCGTAGTCGTAACAGTAGTCGTTAGTACTCCTTGTCCATCATTCTGAGAGGTTTCCTCTACAGTCTCTACAACTGTATAGAACACATCTGGATCACACAGACCTACCGTTCCAGAAGGACAAATATCTTCAGCACTAGAGAAAGAGGATAAGAGCCAGTATAGACAAAGGGGTAGCCCAACGATTTTTAGTTTCGTATTCATTAGCTCTTAACTTTTCCTCTCGTTTAGTTTCTAATGCTTTTTGTTTTGCTAACTGTAGTTTTTCTTTTGCATCTTTCTTAGCCTTAATACCTGCTAATCTTTTTTCTTCTTTTAAAGCTGCTTGTTTAACTTCGTAGATAACTTTAACATCTGACCCTTCAGGTATAAGCTCAATGTTTTTTTCCCAAGTTTCTTTCGCATCTTTACCAATTTTACCCATAAAAGGACAAGGTGTACCTGCCATCCACATTGAATCAAAGACCCTAGAATCCATACATAATGTAGACACTGCAGCTACTTTCATTCCCATACCGTAAAGAGATCGGGCTAGTTTAATCCTTTCACAGTTCTGGTCTGTAATTGTAATACCTGTGGCTATACCAAGTACTTGAGTTTGTACTGAAGCTGCAGCCGCAGACTTACATACGTCACTGTTGTTTACAACAACGGATGGAGCACTGGCTGTTGGTGGAGCTTTATCTGTAACTACTGTACTGCTAACAGTATTACTGTCGGCAGCTTTTGCAGTACTACAAGCAAAGAGTGTTAAAAGTACCAGGCATAAAGGTAAGACATGTCTCATTGTATTCCTATAATATTAAGCAGACCCATTAAACCCATCTGGTCTGCAATAACAAAAACTGCAGCACCTACTGCAAACCATTTAATTTGAATTAAAGTTTTATGTATTAAGTAAAGAGAAGACTTTAATTCTTTTGACACACTTCTTAATTCTTTAATAGAATCTTGGTGTCGATCAAGTGTCCATTCAACTTTGTTGATACGAGCTTCTATGGGTTGGTCATTCATTCGTATGCAACTCCTATTTTATTATTTTCTGCCACCCATTCAAGGATAGCTTGGTAGTGTCGGTTGTTTGTGTCCATTGGTACAGATAGTTCTTCTCCATCTATTGTAGCCGTAACGGATATATTATTGTTATTACTGTCTTTACAATATCTTGCTTTTGTAACTATCATAATTATAACTCCGCATCTAATGTAAATCTATTTCCGTTATTTGCAGGAACAGCTACAATTATAGGTTCTGGGGCAGTAAGTCCTGAAAAGTTAGGAATTGAGGCTTGAAACATAGATTTACTAGTACCCAAATTTGAACCAAGTCCTGTGCCAGATTGGGTGCTATTAATATCACTACTATTTTGAGCATTAAAAACACCAGTTTGTCCAACAGTTGGTGTTGCTCTAAGTTCAACTGGATATGGCCCGAGTGCAGTAAGGGTAGTAGACCCATTACAAATGCCAGCCATATTACCAATTTTTTGAAAATACCTTTGACACAAAGCCATCTCTTGCCCTACTGAACGGTGCTCGAAGGGGGTGGCTACTGTGCCGACTTCTAGCTGAACGCCTGTCAAGTACCACGTTGCATTTAATGTCCCAAGCACACCTGTTGTTGCTCCTGTGGCAGAGTTTATATCACCAGAAGCCCAAGCTCCTGCACTGCCACTAAAAGTAGAACCAACACCCAAGCCCCATACTATTTGAAGACTACGACCTGTGCCTGTAGCCCAAGTGCCTGTTTGATCTCCAGAGATAGTAATTGTCTTTCGTTCCCAAGTATCAGCCGAACTGATTGTGTAGGTAAAAGGATAGTTTCTATTGTCTGAGCCATTACCAATTGCTCCACCGTGAGTACCAGTTATTGAGCTTCTGACATAAAATGAAAGTGTAACAGTCTCTGCGGCAGAAGTTCCCCAGTTAAGATGAGAAACATTGTTTCCTTCACACCGTGTAAACACAATTAACCTTTGACTAGCAGTAATAGATGAATCAGCAGTCGTTGTCAGTATTTTCAGTGCGTGGGTAAAGTCTGTTGGAACTACTGATGTCTCTTGGCTAATTGTAAAAGCACCATCTGAACTGTGATAATTAGCAAACCTGTCAAGGCTATAGTTTACAGACGCACTAAAACCTGTAAATGAGGTTCCTCTTTGTGATACTTTCATGTCACCATTAATTACAATATTTCTATTACCTAAAGCCGTTTCGGAGGCACTGGCTAAACTGGCTAATTCTGCGGCTTTACTCATTATGCTGACTCCAATGCTGTGATGCGAGTCGTAAGAGACTCAATTACTGTTTGTTGTTCTTGCAGTGCTTTGACAAGTAATGGCACGAGTTTTGATTGATCTATGCCTTGGTAATCAGGTACAGATTTTTGTTTAACATCACCAATATTTTTGCCGTCAGGCAATTCATCGCCTTCCTCATAAAGCACTTCAGCAGTCATAGCATCTTTAGTTTTTGTAATAGCTTGTGGTACTACACTTGATACCTCGTGTGCTAAGAAACCATCGACTAAAGTATTAGTATCGTCAGCTATCCAATTAAATTGTGCTGGTTTAAGTTGCTTCAGTCGTGTGGTTGCATCCCAAGTGTAATTCACATTTTCTTTTAGTCGGTAGTCCGATGAAGTATTATAAGATGTAGCAGAGCTAGTTATAGCTATTGTTCCAACAACAGAACTTCCCTGATGTACGAATCCCATACATTCACCGCCAGATTGACTTACAGTTGAGATAAACACACCTTGTGCTCCACCAAACGTAAAACTTGCTAACGCACCGCCACCATTTAAAATTTGTGTACTTGTGCCAAATCCCATTTTACCAGCACTTGTAATACGCATGCGTTCTGTTGCACGGGTATTAGTAGAGTTTACCGAATTAGTGCGAAATAGTATGTCTCCTGTATAACCATTTGCAGAACTTGTTGTAAAATTTATTTCAGCAAGAGAATACGCATCGTTATTTACAGCATATGAATTTGATGAGATACGACCAACTTCAGTATCAGCAGATGTTCCATTATAACCAAGATGAACATAGGCGTTGGTTTGCAATGATAATTTATGTCCAGGACTTGTAGTTCCAATTCCTACGTTGCCTGATGAGTTTATTCGCATTGCTTCTGCTGTATCATTTACAAGAAACTTTGTACTATCACCAGAAACTATTTGCATCATATCAAGATTGTGGTCGTAGCCGATGTAACCTCTAAATCTTTCAGCACCAGATGTTCCATCAGCAAACATTAAGTATTGTTGTTGATTAGCACCGTTGCCAGCAATAGTAATACCACCTTCATCTAAAG